TTAAGAGCTCCAGGACCTGCTGGACCTAGTTATACAGTAGCTCCAGGAACTAACACAAAAGCAGCATTACCAGGCCCTGCTGGAGGGTGTACTGTAATGACTTTTACTGTAACTGGTACATTGACAATAAGTTAAAATTTTAATATAAATATAAATTTAAGGAGTATAAAATATGGCACATTTCGCAGAATTAGATGATAATAATGTAGTAACAAGAGTAGTTGTTGTGGCTAACGATATTCCAACAGCAGCGGGTCCTTTAGGATCAAATGATATGCATGTTGATGGTGAAAGTTGGTGTGTAAATTTCTTTAAAGGTGGAAATTGGAAACAAACTTCTTACAATTCAAATTTTAGAAAACAATATGCAGGCATAGGTCATACTTATGACTCTGCAAAAGATAAATTTATTGCACCTCAACCTTATGCATCTTGGTCATTAGATGGAAATGATGATTGGCAAGCTCCAGTTACTTATCCAACAGATACTACAGATAAATATATAGCTTGGGATGAAGATAACCAAAAGTGGACTGCAGTAGATAAATCAGAACCACCAAATAATTTTAATTGGGATGCATCAGCGCTAGCTTGGGTATCCGCATAAGGAGACTCATATGGCTAGTCCTTCAGGATCAGCAAACGGCGGTATAATTGGAAAAACGAATAATTCTTCGTTTGGAAGAAATACTGTTACATCAACAACTTCTACAGGAAATTTTACCTCAGGAACAGGAACTACTGTTTCAAATGTTGTAGTTATTGCTGGTGGTGGTGGCGGAGGTCACGATAACGGAGGAGCTGGTGGTGCTGGCGGAATGCTAGCAATGACTTGTGTTTCAATGTGTGCGTCTACAGCATATCCTGTAACTATTGGCGGAGGTGGTCCGGGAGGAACATCTGGTGCTATATCAGTTAATGGAACAAATACAGTTTTTGTAGTTGGATGTAATACTTTTACTGGTACCGGTGGCGGTGGTGGTGGAGGTGCTACAGGACCAACACCAGCAAATTCTGGAAGACCAGGTGGTTCAGGTGGTGGTGGAAAAAAACATGGTAGTCCTGAAGGTCCAGGTATGTCAGTCGGACAAGGAACTCAAGCATCACATCCTAATTTTCCATGTTCAGGTTTTGGTAATGATGGTGGGCCAGTAGCGGCAGAACCACAACCTTCTGCAGGTGGTGGAGGTGCTGGAAGTGCTGGCGGAACAAACACTGCTGGTGCAGGAAAAGATATTAGTCCTTATATTGGTTGTTTAAGTATTCCAGGTTGTTATACAGGTCCAGGTAATTTTAGAGCTGGTGGTGGAGGTGGTAGTAACGCTGGTGCTGGTGGATCTGGCGGTGGTGGAACAGGAAAAGGTGGATCAGGTTGTACTGGTCAAGCAGGTTTAGCAAATTCAGGTGGTGGTGGCGGAGGATCCGGTGGATCTCCTCCAAATAGAGATGGTGGTCAAGGTGGCTCAGGAGTAGTCATCGTAAAAGAATTAAACAAAGCAAGTGGTGTGTGGTCAATGCAATCACAATTTCGAGCAATGACAGATGGAGGTTGTGGATCAAGAACATGGCCGCGTCCTCCGATTAGTTATCCAGGAATAGATTTCTTAGTCGTAGCGGGTGGTGGTTCAGGTTCGTATAACGCAGGTGGTGGAGGTGGAGCTGGAGGTTATAGAGCTTCTGGTTATGGTCCTTCTCCCTTACGAGCAACTGCATTAACTTTAGAAGAAGGAGATTATACAGTTACAGTTGGAGCAGGTGGTGCACAACCAGGATCAGCAAACGGTTCTCCTGGAAGTAATTCAATATTTGGAGTAGGTGGATCTGAAGGAACTACAATGATTACTGCAACTGGTGGTGGTCGAGGTGGTCAAGATGACAACTACGCTGGAGGTGACGGAGGATCTGGTGGTGGAGGTGGTGCTAGACCGGGATCACCTGCTTTACAAGGTGGATCAGGAAACACTCCTCCTTTTAGTCCTCCTCAAGGAAATGATGGTGGTGACGGTGTAGCCGCAACGCCTAGAGGTCCTCAAGGTGGAGGTGGTGGAGCAACAGCTGCTGGACAAGATGGTCAACCAGGTACAGGTGGAGCTGGTGGAGCTGGAGCACCTAACTTAATTAACTGTGGTGGAACACCAACCCCAGTCTTCAATATAACTGCATTCGCAGGTGGTGGAGGTGGTGGTAGTTGTTCATCAGGTGGAGCCGCTGGACCAGGTGGTGGAGGAGCCGGTGGTGGTGGTGGAAGTGGATCAAATGCAACTCAATACACTGGTGGTGGAGGTGGTGGAGCACAAGATGGTGGACCAAGCGCAGGAGATGGTGGTGATGGTGTAGTAATAATTAGAGCACCAGGTAGTGCCACTTTAGCAGTATCACCAGGTTGTAATGCAACAGCAACACATCCAGGGGGCGACAAAATTGCTCTGTTTAAAACTTCTGGTACATTAACAGTTTCTTAATTCTCTTTACTATTCGTTTAAATTAAGCTAATACATATGTATAAAGACATATGAATTTAACAAACTTTTATTGGTATTTTAAATCAGCAATTCCTGAAAGAATCTGTGATGATATTGTTCGTTATGGAAAACAATTGCAAGACCAAATGGCAGTCACGGGTGGTTTTGGTAATGGAAAATTAAATCAAAAACAAATTAAAGATTTAAAAAAGAAAAGAGATTCTAATATTGTATGGATGAATGATCGTTGGATATATAGAGAAATCCAACCTTATGTTAATAAAGCAAATGCAAATGCGGGATGGAATTTTCAATGGGATTTTTCTGAATCATGTCAATTTACTAAATATGAAAAAGGACAATATTATGATTGGCATTGTGATGGATGGGATAAACCTTATCACGCACCTAATACTCCTAGTCATGGAAAAATTAGAAAATTATCTGTTACAGTAACACTATCAGATCCGAAAGAATATTCTGGTGGAGAATTAGAATTTGATTTTAGAAATTTAGATCCTGATAAAAAACGAAACGTCCATAAATGTAAAGAAATATTGCCTAAAGGATCCTTGGTAGTATTTCCTGGATTTGTTTGGCATCGAGTATGCCCAGTTAAAAAAGGATCTAGACATAGTTTGGTTATCTGGAATCTAGGATGGCCTTTTAAATAAAGGAAAATATGAAAAAGAAACAAAAGAAAGCAAAAAAAGAAACCTTTGACAAAATTTCTTGCGGTAGTGCCAAAGCTTTTCCTAAAACATTAACCAGAGAAGATTTATTTAAATGTCCTATATGGTTTGCTGATGAGAATTCATTTGTAGAGGATTTAAATAAAGCTTCTGATTCATACATAGAAACAGCAAAGAAGAATTTAAAAAAAGATATAGATAAAAGAAATAAAAAGTGGGGAGACAAAGGAGACATGGGTCATGTATTTCACTCAACTACTTTAATTGGTGATCCTAAGTTTCAACAGTTACTAAATTATATTGGTGCAACAGCACATAATTTATTAGGTGAAATGGGCTTTGATTTAACAAACTATCAAGTATTTACTACAGAAATGTGGGTACAAGAATTTGCTAAAAAAGGTGGAGGTCACCATACTCTACACACTCATTGGAATGGACATATCTCAGGTTTTTATTTTTTAAAAGCAAGTGAAAAAACATCACGACCTATTTTTGAAGATCCAAGACCAGGTAATATGATGAACCTATTACCTCAGAAGGATCCTTCAACAATAAATTATTCTTCGCATCAAGTTAATTATTTGGCCACACCAGGAAGAATGATATTCTTTCCATCTTATATGCCGCATATGTATCAAGTAGATATAGGGTATGAACCATTTAGGTTTATACATTTTAACTGTCAAGCAATACCAAAAGGAGTACTAAATGTCGTTCAAAAAAAATAAATATACAATATTAGAAGGAGCTATCAGTAGAGAGATTGCAGATTTTGCTTTCGCCTATTTTTTAAACAAAAGAAAGACCGTAAGATTTTTATTTGATCAAAGGTTTATTTCTCCATTTAGTGAAGAGTGGGGAGTATGGACAGACCAGCAAGTTCCTAATACTTATTCTCATTATGCAGATTTAGTTATGGAAACATTATTACAAAAAGTAAAACCGGTGATGGAAAAGCATACAGGATTAAAACTTTCTGAAACTTATTCATATGCAAGGATTTATAAAAAAGGAGATATACTAGCTAGACATAAAGATAGATATTCATGTGAGATATCTACAACTTTAAACCTAGGTGGAGATCCATGGCCAATATATCTAGATCCAACAGGTAAACAAGGTCAAGCGGGTATTGAGGTAAACCTTAAACCAGGAGACATGCTTATATATTCTGGATGTGATTTAGAACATTGGAGAGAAGAATTCAAAGGAGAGCATTGTGCTCAAGTTTTTTTACACTATAATAAAAAAGGTTCTAAGATGGCTAAAGAAAATGCGTTTGATAAAAGACCTTTTATAGGTCTTCCGTCTTGGTATAAAGGCTTTACATTACCTAAAAAATAAGTTATAAAATAAGCTTGTAGGGGGAGACACCACCAATCACCCTCCCCTTACTTTAAGCATTTGAATTTCCCCTAGATCTGATATAAACCTTATAAACAGGATTTTTTATATGTTACAAAAGATAGGTTTTTTACCAGGATTTAATAAACAAGTTACAGCTACCGGAGCAGAAGCCCAATGGACAGGAGGCGAAAATGTTCGTTTTAGGTATGGGACTCCTGAAAAAATAGGTGGTTGGAATCAATTAGGAGAGAATAAGTTAACTGGTGTAGCTAGACAGATGCATCATATTGTAACAAAAGACTCTCAAAAATTTTCTATTATTGGAACTAACAGAATTTTATATGCCTATACGGGTGGAGTTTTCTATGACATTCATCCTATTAAAACAGATTTTGGTAGCTCGTATGGAGCCTTTACATGTAATTTTTCTAGTGGTCAACCAACTGTAACAATTACTTTTTCTGGTGGAGCATCAACCGCTGGTATGTCTGCTGGAGATATTTTATTAATGGACGATTTTACAGGTGGTGGAGGAACAGGATTCTCAGCTACAGATTTTGATAATAAAAAATTTATGATTACTTCAGTAGATACTACTACGCAAGTAACCATAACCATGGATAGTAATTCTAGTGCTACTACAACAGGAACTTTAAAAGTTCAATGGTATTACCCCGTAGGTCCAGCTGAACAAATTGGAGCTTATGGATGGGGAATATCTTTATTTGGTGGTAAAGTTTTAGGGTCAACTACAACTACATTAACTGCTCCAGGTTTAAATGATGATGCCAATGGTACAGGTGGATCAGGAACTACGATTAACGTTGGAAGCACAACAGGATTTCCATCTTCAGGAACAAATTATTTTCAAGTAGGTAGTGAAGAAATTTCTTATACAGGT